CGCGCCTTGTTGAAAATATCAAGGTGGATTTGTGGGAGCTGCCGTTATCATTTCAAGCCATAATCTCTCTCAAAGATTTTGGTCAGGGCGGTTAGGGGTTTTGTGTACCCCACGTGGATCTGTCTAATTGCTGATAGCAACTCGACAAGATCATATTCTTCTAGCCCGTAACGGTTGCACAGACTTTCGTCTGTGATTGGATCCTCTGCTCCTGATCCTTGGGGTACCGTGGTTAGCATTTCCTCAAACTCGCGGCCTAACACAGAGAGGACACTATCATCCCTCACCTTTATGGCGGTCTCCATGTTAAAACGTGCACGTAAAGCGCTGACAACAGTGTCAGCATGCATGTGCACATTTCCCTTCATAACACCTGACCAATAGTGGTCTATCTGCATGTCATAAGACATGGAATGAAACTCCTCGGGTGTTACGCAAAGAGTTTGTGGTGTGAGGATCTTGTCAGATTGGCCTAAGGAGTGAAAGATAGTCCCTAAGTTTTTCTGGATAACAACCTTCCCAGATTGTGTCCTCATGGGGCTGTGTTTGAGAAATTGCAATCGCTCAAGAACAAATTCATTCTCGATGAAGCAATCCTCTAGGGTCACAACATACCCAACCCTGGCAGCTCCGTCCATTAACATTCGAGCTATATGAGCTCGATCCGTAAACATGCCTCGGTGCATGTGGACTTCGTAAAGAAATCCTAAGCAACAGAGGTATGACGCTATGTGGTTTAGCACGGTTGTTAGAACGCTACCTGAACCCAAAAAGAATCCATTCATTTGGAGGATTAATTTCTCATCACGATTTATTGGGTTATCTACCGTGATGGGTTTTGTGCACTGTTCTCCTAATCCTAGTGCACGATCTGTGTGGAAATTGCTCAGCAACAGAATAATTATGAAAAACGTCAATATACGATTTGATGCATCACAACTAGATATGTCCCTGTTGAAGCAAAAGGGCGTTCCACACAAGACGCCTGAGACGCAACTATCATCACTATAAATGATGTTGAATATCATATCATCAGGAGCGTCCATTCCGGTGATAATATGTTGGAATACTTCGTCAAGAACACCTGTTCTCATCTTACCAACGATGATGGTGTACATTTCCACGTCACCACAGGTATTCCAGTGTGTACCATCCAGACACACTTTGATGTATTCCGGCAATTCGTTAGCATACATGCAACCAGCCTCGTATGTAACGAATAACCGTGGGACTTTGCCCGGTTTGGCCAATTCCATCTTGACCTTTGCATTGAGTTGTTTGACCATGGTGTCTTGGTCCCAATGCAATAATACACCCTTGACGTAAGCTCGTCGTAGTTCACGTTTAACATGAGGAATGTTTGAGTTGTACTGTCTACTCACGATAGCCTCATAACAGGTCAAATAAGCCTCGAAGCCCTTGTAGTAAGCCCAGTGCTCACAATTTTTGAGTTTATCCGTGAAACTCTCCACAACAGTTCGATTGCAACGAAGACATAGGTTTTCGACGGCGGACCAGAGCAAATGATCGAATTCATCATTCTCTCCTATCTCTATGTCGTCTCTTGGATCATCGTGTAGACGCTGATAAACTGCGGGCTCCACATTGGTGTTCAACTCATAACCCCCCATGTGAGCCACGCGCTCACAGAACGGTGCCCCAGCCAACATACGGGCGGGCTGCTTCGTGTTAATGATGTTACGCATCAACTTGAAAGCTACAGTTTCCTGAGCTTGGTTGAGAACAGCTTCATTGTCACGTGCGCCAATTATACGCTTTAAAGCGTAGCATGCATTGGCTGGTGTATTCCCATAAGTTTGGAACTCTGAGGCTCCTCTGAGCCTGAAATACTGAACTCGCTGATTCTTGTCAGCATGCAGCATGTCATCAAACTGTGTATGAAAATATGGTATAGTGTTTGGAGCGAAATCGTGAGTCTCGAACCCGCGGTTCTGCACGACCCTGAAGTCTGTGCGATACGACCAATCAACCGGTATACCCTGCACCTCAACCGATTTCAGGAAAATCGGCCCCTCCAGTTCATACTCTGCGTAACTGGTAACGCGTTCCCATGTTTCCAGCTTGGGTGCTGACACTAGGCCCATGTGTTTAGCCACACTAGGTGTTCCCCCTAGGGTATAAAACTCCAGGTCTTTTGCATAACAGACATGGTTGATTGTTAGCAAAGATAGGTGTTTAAGCTCGTGACTAAGACCTTGGTAACGCTTGCAAATGAATGCCCTCATACCATTAACACACGAACTCGTCATGTTGGCCACAGGAAACTCACTGTTTAAACTAATGAACAGAGGTATAAGGTAGTGTCCTTTACTACCTTTACTGGGCCCGCCTAGGGACTGGTGCGTGTAGCGTGCTGTACAGCCTCGTGCCACGACATCACCACCCTTACGAGCTTGAGTTACCACATAACCAGGCCCACTCTCAACGCAATTATGCACAACCTGGCCCTCGTGTACATAATCATAAGTTGTACCTTTGTGGTCTACGAACTTATCCACACCAGCCTCGTAAATGTTAAAAGTAGTGCCATGACATGCGTACTGGCGTTGTAAGCCAATATCTTGCATGACCATTAACACCACCTTAGGTGCATCCGCCGGCGGGGCTACAGCGGCTGGTGCTGGGGCTCTGGCTCGCTGTCGTTGGTGGAAATGTGGTTGACCTGCTGGCACGGGAACAAAGCCTCCAGCTGGTGGATTTACCCGGCCAGCATGGAGTTGATGCCCATTTACAACCTGCAAGTGACCAAGTTGGTGACCAATATTGGCTATATTTAGCGCTGCCATATCGTCGCCATTGGTCCACTCCCCATTATTACCGTTTATAGCGCGATCGGTAGTGTGGCGCTTGGGACGTTTAGTTTTGGCAGTGACACCCCCTCCACTACGTCTATTGGGCTTGCGAAAAACCCTGGTGCTTGGTTTAGCCCATGAGTTGACTAAATCCTCAACTCCTTCGGTCCCCACTGTGGTATGCAGACCCCCACTGATCGGGTCAACATCCCTATTGGCCCAACTACGCCGGGCCCGGCGCTTGGGTGGCACAAAGGTCCATCCAACGAATGAATCAGGCACCTCAGGCAGGTATTCCCAACCTGTGATCCACCCAACTCTACCTCTCCTGGTGACACGTTCTGTCTCACCTGACAACTCAATCCATGCCTGGCCACAGTCCGTACTAAGGACTAGATTGTCATCCTCGGCTTGACCGATTTCATCCAGGCTGGCGAATCGCCCATATAAATCAACTCTAGAGCCCATCTCAGAACTCTTGGTGGTATTTTCCCCACCTGGCGATGTTGGTACTGGCCTCTCAACTGGCTCACGCGTTTTAGCGGCGCCCCTCATGATTTATTAGGTGACTAGAGTTTCTTTTAACCCCAGTTGGAACTTGACTTACTGTCGAAGCCTAGACTATTACAATACTTATCGATTCTATCGCATCATATGTGCTTTACCTTGAAACCCCAGCAGCCATAGGGTCGGACACTTATTTAGTGTCATTCTGGCAGGTCCTTTATAGACGTCCCACTCTGGTCTAGCTTTACCTTGAAACCCCGCAGCCTAGGGATCGGACACTCAACTTAGTGTCATTCTGGCGGGTTATTTATAGACGTCCCACTTTGGTCTAAATTCTATTCTACAAGCTCTACCTATCTATGTGATGACATTCGTAGGACAAGCGAAGGCAACTTATGTACAACACCACTATCACTAAATTAACGGCTACAGCTATAACTTCACTCATCCACTCACTATCATCAATCTTACAACGCTAAAGCTGCTAACCCTGAGATAACTTCCCCTGGATTAGCAGCTGCCTTACTTAATAAATTGCTACCCGTTTTGCGCAAGGCACTGAACATGTGATTTTTAATAGCCTCATGAACATGATTCATTAGTGGTCGATCAGGTACCTGAGCGTGCGTGATTTTGGCTTCATGTATGGCAGACGCCAATTGATGCCCGACCTCATTCATGCCTGGTGATGGTGTTTGTGACGCCATGGCGATACCTCCTGAATACTCAAGGTGCTGCTCAAAATCAAATGCTAGTGACAACGAGTTGCCAGTGGTGTTGGTAAATGTCAGATACCCAATAGGTGTTTGAACCACATTGTAGGTTCCCACAGCCCCGAATGACACGAGGCTAGCACCTTGTGTCTGATCGGTCATAGACGAACCATTATTTGTGAAAGTGCCATCTGTGGCAGTTGTGGACCAGTTGTCTATCGTATTGGGATTGGCATGTAAGGAGAACTCGTGTATGGCTTGTCTCGTTACTAGGAATGGTCTGAAAGTAGTTTTAGCTCCTAGCCTAATGTCTGTATTAGCTGGAGTCTCTGAAACAGTTGGCAGGACATCAGTGGTAAGTGATGGGTCTTCATACCATCCTCCCATCCCCCCTTGGTTCATGACTGTACCAGCAAACTTAAACTTGACGCCAAAAGATATAACACGGCCTGATAGACCCGCGGAAGCTTGTCCAAAATTGCAATTGTAGGGTGTTTGCAAAGTTACTACTGACCTAGTGCCAGTCGGTGCTGCATTTGAAAATGAAGAGGTAGCCTGAGTATCTTGGGCACTCGTGCACACATTTATCATGACATGGGGTGCACCATTGCTTATACTAGGGCTTATGTACATATGTAACACACTATTATTCGCTACGGTTACGGTTGTTCTACCTATTACTGTCAACTTATGAGAAGATTTTGAATTGTTAATGCCATGGACTCCTCTAGCCAATGGATTGAATGGGTTGGCACAGGCCAGGGCGTAGCGCTGTGCGGCCAAAGGCAGTGAATTGGTACTAGAGTCACCGCTCGAGCTCCCACCCTTGGTGACAACACGTTTGATTGCCCGTTGTGCTTTAGGCAACTCACCCTTAACCAGCTTTAACAAATCTCTAACCTCTGTTCTGTTGGACAGTCTCCCTGCCCGTTTCTTACCTACTCTACTCTTATTACTATTTCTAGTTCTTTTCTTATTTTTGTTAGATTTTGAATTCTCTATGTGCATACATAAATCTACTATATACACTATGTGAGAGAGCTATGGCGTATGCTCTTTTTGTAACCACTCACTAGCACTGAAGCTATCTTGGTATGCTCTATTTGCAACTAAGCGCGGTGAGCGTATTGTCCTTGAACCCGCTATCGAACCAGTTTCCTCTAACTGCCCTGTCATGGTAACTACCTAGCTCTGTATGTATCTTACTGTATTGTGCCCTAAATCAACTACTACATTACACACAATGGCGATTCGTATTTGTATCTCGCCTGATAAGTGAGTACTTCTATGAAGTTAGACCCACCATTCCCCATCTATAGAGATGGATACACCATGCCTCCTGAGAAGCGCACTGGCGGTCTGAAGTGGCACCTCAGACTGGAAAAAC